TCACGTTTGTTCTTTTTCCGCCAATTCCTGGCTTTCGTCGCCACACGGGATGCCACACGGTTTCACGATTTGTGCGCACATCGAATCGGATTCGCCCTGGGAAACCGACGCGATCCAATGACAATCGCAGCTCGTGATTTCGGAGTCGCCTGGTCCCGCGGGATACGACAGCACTACCGGACCTTCGAGACCAACATTTTTGCATGCCGCCGCCAGCTTGGCGGCAAACGGCTCCACGTCGCCATGCATATCAACCGCGCTCTGCGGCTTAGCCGTCCCGATTTACTCCTCGCGGAAACCGCTGCCGGAAACGCCAGACGTATCATCGTCGCCGTGTGGGCCGCTTGCTCCTGCACCGACCTTGCTCGGCCAACGTCTCTTGAGCGCGAACTATCTTGGAAGTTCCCGCCGGTCATCGCATCGAACAATAGTGGCAGCTGCTCGGATAGAGCCTCTGCACCGGAAGATTCCAGCTTGGAAACGACGAGAAGATGCTGACCGGTGAGTTTGCGTTGAAAGCCGATCAACCTGACCTCGCGGAGAGGGTTCTCTGAATGATCTCCCGCCTCCAGCCAATACATCGACGCCAGATCAGCCGCCTCTTCTATCGTCTTGCAATACTGTTCGCACGCGGATCGCAGCTCGTCGCGCCCGCTCTTTAGCCATTGAACGGCAAAACCGCTCGCCCCACCCAGAAGCGCGCTGAGTAATACTGTAACAACGTCGGCCAATCTAATTCCTTACGCGATTTCCCGCATCCATAATGTATTTTTTCGCAAGACGCCGATAAGCGTCATAATGCTGATCAATTACCTTGAGATCAATTAACGCGAGGAGTTTATCGCTGCCAACGTGATACTTTCGGACCAGCCCGCCGAATGCCTCCTCCAGAAAAGAGGCCGGATAGCCTGCAGTCCCATCAAGCTCGATTATCACCCGACCGGCATGCGCTATTGCATCAGAAACCGCTGGCCACAGAAGGCGATCGCGGAACTCTTCACCGCTAAAATCACCATCCTTCGCGTACCGACCACCGGGATAGGCGCTGAAATCACGCGCAACGCTTATGAACTGCGATTCCATGACCCTCTCCAGGCGAGCTAGAGCCAGAGCTCCCATTCTATCAGCGTCCCAGCCATCGGCGTCTGCAATTGGCGAGAGCGAGGCTTCTTTCCCGTCTCATACACGAACTCCCCACACCTACTGACGATCCTCAAGCTCCCTTGTGCACATTCGTCGATGATACGCTTCAGGAGCGGCAGCCCCTTACCACGCTCCTCCAGACCTGTCGATGAACGCGGCTTGGTCACGGCGAAACGCAGCCTCGCTCCATCATAAGTGGTGTCATCGGGCGGAGGTTCCCACCCCAACAACCGGCGTAGCCCCTTCAGCACATAGTTATGCCCCGCCCACCGCGGCAGACTGCCAGGGATCGTGATGCCCTGATCGTATGCGACGATCGTGATCTTTTTGTGATCAACATCGACAGCACCCGTAATCCACCAGCGATTTACGTGCTGATGGTGGAAATGTCCGTCCTCGGGGTACGCATGATGCCTTGTGTTTTCGGTCGCCTCCACCAGCGCGTCATACAGTCTGGTACGTCGAATTGCCGTCTCGGGATCGTCAAAAGCCGACTCATCAGCGGTGTAGATCATGGCTGCAAGAGCGTTCATCAATTCTCCTGCTTTCGGGTTCCCGACCTTATTGCCCGTCTGAAATTTCGCAATTCTCAAGGTTGGCCGCCCACTCTCTCGAGGATCGCGGACGGGAATATGAAGCAGGTCGAAAAAGCCGATCTCGCTTAGGAGTGTATGCACATGCCTTTGCCATTTGTGGCGATTGATGAGCGGAATATCCCATGGGCGTATGGCAATGGCACGGTCATATTCAGCCGCAAACACCAGTGCCGCAGCGGGGCTAATTTCTTGAATTGTTGAAAAATCTAAGAAGCTTTTTACTAATCTGACACGACCATTATTTCCACTAACCTTCGCTCTTTCGGCCGCGAGCGCGCTCTTTAGCAACCTTCCTCTCAACTCAGCAATACAGGAAGCCGATTCCTCATAGTTTTTACTTAAGCAAAACACTTTTGGCATTGGCTTGCTGCTTGCAGCCCAAGCCCTCTGCCGCATTCCCCTATGCTCTACATAGACCCTATACCTAACCGTTCCTCGTCTTTTCAGAGAGGATTTGGCTAGACTTCTAAGTCTTCGTCTATCACTACTTAACTTGTGGAACTCAAGCCAAGTCTTACGCTCAAATTTACATATCTTCATATTCTTTGACAATGAACCTTTCGTTTACAAAGGCAGCGCCGAAATGCGGCGCGCTGCGCCTGAGGGTTAGATATGCATTATCATTGGGAATCGATAGCGCAGGCAAGCCCAACGAGGATCATCGAGTGCCCCCCCTGGGCCGCTGCCAGCTACGGGCAGGCTCGATCTCCTTCCCAGAGACCACCAATCCATAGAGATTTCCCTCAGCAAACGGGGCGCGGCATCGGCGATATCCTGGCAACCCGATCTCTGGAATTGATAGGCCAAGTAGGTGGAGTTAGCAGTCAGCGCCAGCCGCACAACTCCCCGCCGGTCTGATTGTGCGCCAGGATCTGTCGCGCCGTGCCGTCAGTCAACTGGTCGGCCCCGCCGATATAGATCGGCCGCGCCCATGCGCAATCAGTCGCGCGACCAGTCCCGCCGCAACTCATCAGCAGCGGTGCCATCGCCAGCACGACGAACGCCATCCTCGATCCGGCGCCGGGTGTCCACTGCGTCACGATAGGCCTCATGGTCCTCTGCCTCCCGTTCCTGTTCCTGCGCCTGGCGCCCCTGCCGCCGACCGAGGATGAGGGCGCCGCCGATCGCCAGCACCACCGCGCCGGCAACAATGATCCAGCGGCCGAGGTTCGAGCCGCTGAACCATGCCCACGCTGCGGCGATCATCGCCGCCGCAGCACCAGCCAGGCGACGATGGCCACGGCGGCAACACCGCCGGCCACCATCAGAGCGATCGGGGGCAGTCCCGCGACCTGCTGCACCACCGGCAGGGCCGGGCCGACCTGCTGAATGAGATCGATGGCGCCGGCGATGGTGACGGTGCCGCCGCCGGCGACGGCCACGATCGTCTTCGCCTTGTCGGCCGCGGCGTTGACCACCCGGCGCTTCGGCGGTTCGATGCCGGCCAGCAGCAGGCCCTTGTCGATGACCGCCGCCGGATAGCTGTAACCGGCGTTCTCATGCGCGATGATCGCCTCCACCAACGGGCGCATCGCCTCGTACTGGTGCAGGTCGAGCTTGTCGCCGGGGCGGACCAGCATCGCCCGAAGCACCGCCTGGATATAGGCGCCGGTATAGTTCTCGGTCGGGGGCGCCCAGCGGCCGACGATCTCGGAGACCGTGTCGAGCCCGTGCTTGTCCTGATAGGTGATCAGGGTGCGCGCCATGGCACGGATGCCCCACTCCGGGCCGACGAAGACGTCGAAGGCCGTCTCGTTCTTCTGCTCGGCCGTCCTCTGGGCCGGGCTTGCGAGGCCCTGCCAGGGCTGCCCCTTGCGAATGTTGCCGGGGTTGTTGTTCCGCACCCCTCGAGTCACTTTCGCCATCTCTCCACCCTCCAATAAAAACGCCCCGCTCAATGGCGGGGCGAGGTTGACAAGGAATGTCTGCCGGCCTTTGACCGCGCCGCGGTGGCACAGGCCTGGACTCGGATCCCAAGATCGGGGATGGTTACCTCTGTTGATGGAGGCTTATTTGACCACCCCGAGCTCTACTAACGACATCATCTACAGGCTCGACGTTCTTGAAGCGATGCTGAATGGCGCGCTGATTTACATCGCTGCGCGAGAAGCGGGCATCACACCCAATGTAGACGATCCTGCTTTCCGTGATTTCGTTAAGAAGCACGTCATGTACAATGACAAGGCGCGCTTAAAAAGGAGTGGCCCAGGTCCACTCACGACCCCCCCGCTCGGCTTCCACGACGCGGCAGCCATCGGGAGAATTCAGACCCTAGTCGAGGAGATCCGAAGCGGACGAACCTCGTCCTGAGGATCAGACCGACGGCGGCGACGGTTCGCGCGCGATCCAACGATAGAAGACGACCTCGACGACCTGCGGCCCGAGATACCCGAGCGTCGCCGCCAGCCCCCAACGGACCGTCTCGGCCGCGCCGAGCCAGTCGCCGAGGGCGCCGCCCATGATCCCGAGGCCGATGACGGACGGCAGCTCGAAGGACAGGCGCCGCACGCTGAACGGCTTGCCCGTCGCGGCGCGCTGGGCATGACGCATCACCACGCCGACCCCGGCCGATATCACCGGCCCGGCGAGAGATAGCACAAGAGATACCGTCCCCGGTTGGGGCGGCTGCGGATCTGCCATAGTTCTTCTCCCCTCGGCATGGAAAAGCCCGCGCAAGGCGGGCGAAGTCTCTGGCTTTGGCCGAAGCGAGCGGCCAAGATCGGCGCGTTCACAGCTGCCATTCATTCCCATGACCGACATCGCCGGCCACAGCCTCATCAACCCGCGATCCATCACGCCGCTGAAGCTCGTCCTGACGATGTGCGCCGTATGGGCCGCCTTCGTCCTGATGGCGCCGCTGGAACTCTACATGTCGCCGGACACGTATCCCTATGTGATGCTTGGCGGCTGCCTGCTCGGGATGCTGGCCGGGTTCATCGTTTTCGAGCCTTCGCGCATCCCGGACGTCGTGATCGACCGCGGCGCCCGCCACGACTATCTGCGCCAGATCTACCAGCTGGCGTTCATCCTGGGCATGCTCGGCATCATGCTCCGGCTCGCCGATTGGGCCTTGTTTCGCGGCCTGTCGATCGATGCCGGTATCTTCGAGAACCGAGAGAAGGTCGAGACCGCCGGCGCCAGCGCCTTCTCCATGGCCTCGACCCTGCTGGTGCCCTTCACGCTCGTGCCCTACATGATTTACGCGGTGGCGCGGCGCAACGGCGAGCGCGTCGGCAGTGCGTGGACGAGCATCGGATTGGCTCTGCTATGGCCGATGCTGACCGTCGTGATCGGCTCCCGCTCCACCATGTTCATGAGCATCGGCATGCTCATGATCTCGCGGCTGATCATATTCCCCAGGACGTCGAAGAAGATCATCTTCTTTTGCGCCACCATATTGCTGGCGATGATCTATCTTGGCGGCCTACTGTTCATTCAGCGCATCTCGGAGTACGGCTTCAACATCGAAAGTTCGATCCGCTTTTCCGCCTTCACGCAGCTAGCGCCGGTGTCGCAATCCTACTTTTCATCCGTGTCCGGTCTGCCAGACTGGCAGCGCGACACGGTGTTCATCTTCACCACGTTCGTGCAGTATTTCGTGCACGGCACACCGGAGTTCTTCCATCTCGTCGAGCACTACAGGAACGGGGACCAGTTCGGCGGCTACTCGTTCAATGTGTTCGTCCGTCTCGCCTACAGCCTCTGGGGCGTGCCGTTCGACGGCGAGGCCGTGACGTTCTCCACGCCGCGGGTCGGCGTCTACACCACGCTGTTCGGGCCGTTCTATGTGGATTTCGGACCCTTTGCCCCGTTCGTGTCGTTCCTGTTTGGGGCGGCGATATCCTGGACGCGCCGGCGCGTGCTGATGGGCGACATCGGCGCGCTCCCGCTCTACGTCTGCTTCCTGATGCAGGCCGCGGCCGCCATCATCGTCAACACGATCATGAACGCTTACGGGATCTTCTATAACCTGGCGTTCCTGCTGTTCTGGATCGGCGTCGCGACGATGTCGCACCAACCCGGCACGGTGCGCCCCGTCTCCGCGACCGATACTTCGGCGCAGCAGACCGACCAGACGGCGTGAATGCCCACGGCAGGGCTGGTGTCCTGCTCAACCTTTGTGCAACATGGCCGCATAACTTTCTAGGCTCCGTTGCTGATGGCCCGCATACATTATCTGCTGACGGCATTTCTCGCCGTCGCGCTCTGCGCCGTCGCGCTTGAGAGCGAGCTGCCGCAACGGGTCTCCGCCCGCCTTGGCCTGTGGCCTGATCTCATGAGGCCGCAGCGCGATGTCGACACCGTCGCCGCCGAACTGCAACGGCTCTATCCGACCAAGCGGGCCGATGTCGTCATGCTCGGCGACAGCCTCACGGCGGAGGCCGACTGGCGCGAGCTGCTGCCCGGCCAGGATGTCGTGAACCGCGGCGTTGCCGGCCAGACCGCGGCCGAGATTCTTGCCCGGGTCGACGACGTGCGCCGGCTGCGGCCACGTGTCATCTTCGTCATGGCCGGCATCAACGACTTGACGATTGGCCAGACGCCGGACCAGGTCGCCGCGACCTATGCCGTGCTGCTCGATCGGCTGATGGCGCCGGAGACGACCATCGTCGTCCAGGCCGTCCTCCACGTGGCCCATGACCGCGATGCCGTCGGGCTGCCGCGCTATTGGCACAACCGTCGAAACGCCAGCATCGCCGAACTCAACCAGCGGCTGCGGGCCATGGCCGCCGAGCGGCGCCTCGCGTTCGTCGATCTCAACATGACGATGGCGCCCGCCGGCGAGCTCTCGGACGAGATGACGATCGATGGCACTCACCTGCGCGCCAAGGCCTATCTGGTCTGGGCGGATGCCGTCGAACGCGCCCTTGCAGGCGTCCGGTCGGGCGCTGATGACGGCCGGGCCGCCACGCAGGTTCAGTCGGGCCGCACCTGACTTAGGACACGCCTGGCGTGATCGGAACGGCGATGTCCTCCAGGTATCCGACTTGGCCGTGCGCGCCGGTCACGTTGTCGCGATAGATCGCGTTGCCGGAGCGCGCCAAGTTGCGAGCCTTGATCTTGCACGGGTTCCCGCTGGCACCGCCCGTTGGGCTGTCGTTGCGCAGCCTGAACAGCGTCGCCGTCGAGCCGGTGCAGGAGCCGCCCAGGATCTCGATCTCGGCGGTGTTCTGGCTGCTGTCGCCGTTCTCATCCGGCGCCACCACCGAGAAGCCGACGCCGTTATCCCACAGATGGCAATCCCGCACAGAGACCAGCGCCGACGAGGCCCCCGGGTCGTTGGTGACCAGAACGCCGATCCCCTCGACGGCGTTGCCGAAGACCTTCGCCCCGATGATCGTGGCGTTGGCGACGGGGATCAGGCCGCACTTGCCATTGCGGGCGTAGGTGCCGCCGATCACGGTGACGTCCTGCGAGGGATGGTTTGACAGTCCGTCACCGATCTCCATATCGGTCATCTCGCAGTCGATGACCCGAAGGTGAGCCACACGCTCTGGCGCGGGGTTCGGGTCGGCGAAATCGAGCGGCACCGTATGGTTGATTCCGTCGTTGAAGCAATGCCAGCCGCGGCAGTTCGCGATCTCGCCCGTCATCATATTGGGCGAGATGGCGTTCAACGTGGCCGCGCCCTTGATCGTGCAGTCTTCGATCAGGCCACGGACGCGGCCGGCCAGGATCCCGTGGGCATAGGGCATCTCAACGTCGATGCCGGCGATGTAGATCTCGGTCATCCCCGCCAGGCTGGCGGGCGCCGGCATCAGGTTGATCCCCGCCGGCCATTCCGAACGGAAGATGTCGAGCGTGCCCGGATCGACGTCACCGATGCATTTGATATAGGCCGTGCCGGTCGCTGCGGAAATGTAGTAGCCGCCGACACCAGTCGGCAGAGCCTCAAGGGCAGCCTTGCCGTCCGCCACCGACAGCAGCGGGCTGAACCGTGTGTAGAAGGCGAAGCCCCAGGACCCATCGGGATTGGAGATGTCCAGGAAGGCGCCGGAACCGGACGTGCTGCCCGTCGTCCCCGTGAAGACATGCGACCTGGAATAGACCTTCGCCGAGCCGCCGACCGACCCCCACCCGCCGGTAAGCAACGTCCCCGGCCGAATGATGGGCCGCTTGCCCTGGTCGCCAACAATGGAGATGCGGTCATAGCGGTTGGTCTGAACGTCTGCGCCGACCGCATAGATGCCTTCCTTCAACACCATGTCCAGGCGCCGCCCGCTTTCGTTCACATAGAGCAGGCCGTCGGCGATCGATTTGAATGGGTTCGCCTCGGTGCCGATGCTGGACGCGCCGACGTTCGGGTTGATGTAGATGCGCTTGGGTGCCTGCTGCACCTTGCTGACCAGGACAGGCCCGATGGTCATGGTCGTCGCGATGGTGTTCCGGCCGACGGCACCGATGTAGCCGACCGGCAGACCAGACACCCGGAAGGTCGCAGCGATGTCCCCATTCCGGAACGTGGTGAATGTGCCAGTGGTGCCGTCGGCATCTAGCACGAGGGTCATACTCAGGACGTCGCCATCACCCCAGGTGACACGCGGAACCGTCTCGTCGATGACGATGCCGCTTCCGGCCCCGGGTGCGGTCAGGGCTGCTACGACAGTCGCCCCATCCTGGCGATAGGCAAGGATAAGACCGTTGGGGCGCCAGATGATCGATACATGGTTCGTCGGATCGATCAGGTCGCCGCCGGAGGGATTGAAGCAGATCCCGAACCCAGCATTCAAGTCCGTGTTGGTGGCAACATACTGGCAAGAAAAGCTTCTGTTTTCGACGCCGGTATAGTTGGTCAGGAAGCCGATCAGCAAGAGGTTGAGGGCTGTCTGATTGATGACCAGTAGACCGCCGATGATGGACCAGTTGTACCGGGTCGACGGATTGGAGATGGCCGTGTTGATGACCTTGAATTGGCCGGCATCTTCAAAGTCGACCTGCAGCGAGTCGTTCTCCAGGTCGGTCAGTCTCCGACCGTCAACGAGTTGCTGGTTTCGGATCTGCGTGATCCGGTCCGCCGTGCGGATCCAGCCGGCCGGTGCCGGCGGGCTGGCCGGTGCCGAAGCCTTCCGCCGGTAAACCCCGTTCACGTTGCCGCTACCGTCGTCGGTCGGATCGTTCGTTACCGCCACCAGAGCATCATCATCGGGCATCGGCGTCAGGGTGGTAAGGTCACCCACCGTCGCGACGCCCCTCACCAGGCCGGAAGCCACGGTGACCACCAGACCTTCCAGCGCCTCGTTCAGCGTCGGGGACGTGGCGTCCGGCAGCGTCACCCGCATGACGTCCGCCATCTGGGTTCCCAGCGAGGACGGGCTGATCAGCATGTTCTTGCCATTCCGCAGCACCGGGACCTTGTCGGCGAGGTCGGCCGGCGGAAATTCATTCTCACGGATACCGTCTTCCATCCCTGTCCCCTGAAGTTGCTCGTCGACCGACGTTGTCCGCGACTGGTCTGTCGCGCTCACACGGCGGCGCCGACGCCGACCAGATAATCGTGCAGCGCGTTGCGCAGCGCGGTGACTTCTGTCCCGTTCAGCCCGCCCCCCCAACAGGCCGCGGCAACACGGGCATTGGAATAGCCGCCCCCGCCGCGCAGCACCTGGAACGCGCCGGACGCCAGCGCCGCCGAAGTGCGCGTCACCGGCAGAGCATTGGTGTCCTGATAGGCCGTGTATCCAGTCGATGCCTGGCGGCTCCATGCATAGAAGCCCGTGCCGTCGCCGGCTTGCGCCGGGATGTCGGCGCTCGCCGCGTTCGACATGCACCACAGCACCGCCGTCGGGTTCTTGCAGGCGATCAGAGACTGGCCGCCGCCGGCCTCGCGATAAGTGCCCTGGACGCTGCCGGACGATGCGGCGTGGTTCCAGACCGCCAGGTGCGAGCTGTCCTGCATGAACTGGTTGGTGCCGACCGTCGGGTTGAACGTGCCCAGCAGATAGCCGCCGGCCGTCGTCCCGGTGCCGCCGCCCTGCCATCCGCGATCGGCGGTGAAGGTCGGGGCCGTCGTGACGGTTGTCGCCGTCAGACCGGTCGCATGGCTCTTCCACTCCAGCAGCGACGCCTGGCTGTCATGCGCGGCCAGGATGAACAGCCGGTCGATCTTCGTCCAGATGGCGGCCGTCTTCAGTGCCTCTACGAGACTCTTGATCAGCGTCTGCCGGGCATAGGCCGGCCGGTTCGTCATCGCCGTGATGATCGCCCAGGCGTCGGTATCGATCGCCACCACTGTCAGCGACGTGGCGGCGCCGGCGGCGCTCTCCTGCCCGTTGACCGTCTGCGTCACGACATAGTTCGCCGTGCCCAACGGCAGGTCAGACGACGGCGTCAACGTCCATGCGCCAGCACCGTCGGCCGTGGCCGACCCGTACTGCGTCACCCCGGAATACAGCTTGATCGCGGCGCCGGCGATCGCACCCGTGCCGGTGCAGGGCTGCCGCCGGTCATAGGTGCTGGTGCCGCCCGCCGGCGTGGCGATGGCGATCGACGGCGGGATGATATTCAGCGTCACCGCCGGACTCGAGGCCGGAGATGGGTTGCCGGCGGGATCGGTCTGCCGGGCCGTGATGCTGTAGCTGCCGATCGCCAGCGCGGTCAGGTCCACGCTCCATGTGCCGCCGGCCACAACCACCGGCGCCGCCGCCGGCGTCGTGCCGCCACGGTAGACCTGCACCGGCAGTCCGGTCTCTCCGGTCCCGTTGATGGTCGGCGTCGTGTCTGTGGTGGTGATCGGCGAGGCGTTGCTGATCGTCGGCGCACCCGGCGCCACCGTGTCGACCAACAGCGTGATCGCCGCGCTCGGACCGCTGGGGTTGCCATCGCCATCCACGACGATGGCCGTCACGGCATGAGCCCCGTCCGTGACGGTCGCCAACGTCGCAGTCCAGACTTCACCGACGACCGGGGCCGAGCCCATGGCGACGCCGTCGACCATGACATGGGCGAGGGTGCCAGTAACGCCGGTGCCGGAAATGTTCGGCGTCGCATCGTTGGTCAGGAATGGCGACGGCGTTGAGATGGTTGGCACGGACGGCGGTACGCCGTGGCCGAGCGTGGCCGTGATGATCTTCGGCGTCGCGCTCGGGTTACCGTCGCGCAGACGCCCCACCGCGCCGAAAGTGAAGATCCCGGCGGCGGGCGGGGCCGAGGTCTCCCAAGGCGAGTTGGGAAGCACACCGCTGTGCAGCAGCAGCAGGTCGTCGAACGTCCAGCCCGGATCCGTCCCGACGCGGTAGCGCAGCTCGAGCCCAGCCAAGTCGGGGGGAAGCCCATCGCCATCGGGATCAGCGAAGGTCCAAGTGAAGCGCCGCCACCCGGAAGGAAGCCGTTCGGCCGTCAAAGTCTCCACGTTCGGTGCCGGCGTCGCACGGGCCTGCATGGTGTGGGTGATCAACGGCGAGTAGAGCGACGGCTTGCCGGCCGCGCTGAAGGCCTGCGCCATCAGTTCCACCGTGTCGCCCGGCGAATAGGCAAGGAGGCGCGCACTGCCAACAGCGGACGGGATGTCGACTGGCGTCCAAGCCGACGTGCCGGCAAGGCGATGCCGCAGCACATACCGCGCCGTCGGAATCGGTGAGCCGGAACCGGGGGCGACACCGACTGCAATTGCCGCGAGGACCGTCCCGTCGTCGCCCACGCCCTGAACGTCCGAACCGGACGCCACGGATACGATCACCGGCACCGCCGGCGCATCGTCCTGCGGCGATGGCTCGCGCGGCACCCACGCCGGCGGCTCCTCCTCCTCGGCGTCCTCGATCTCCGGCGCGTGGTCGACCAGGATCAGCCGGGCCGTCAGGTCGTCGCCCGGCTCGACCTCCTTCACCACCATCTCCCGGGACTCCTGCCCCGGCTCGCCGAACAGGAACAGGTCATCAGCCGCCGGCAACGTGCCGGGCCCGATCAGGCGCACCGACCTGGTTCCACCGGGGAAGGTGGCTACCTGGCGGAGGAGCGTCCCTTCGATTTCCGACGGTTTGCGAAAGCGGATGACATAGGTCTTGCCGGCTACCATCTCGACCGACCTGGACAGCGTGACGAAGGTGGCGCCGCCGACTGCCTCGACCGCTTGCACCTTGCCCCAGGACAGCCCCCAGCGCGGAACGTCGTGCGCGACGAGGACGAGGTCGCCGCGGGTCGCCTGCAGGTTCTCCCAATCCATGTTGACGCTGCAGGTCTGAGCCCGCTTCTCCAGCTCGAGAAACCGGCGGCGCCCGTCGATCCAAACCCGCCCGGCGTCGGTTTCGCCGGGGAATTCGGCCGTCTCGAAGTCCTGCGCCGTCTCCTCGGTGAAGCCCTGCCGCGGCACGATGCGCTCGGCGTTCTGGTCCCAGTCGCCTTGCCGGTCCACGAAGCGGATCCGCCAGGCGTCAGGCAGTTCGCGATAGTCCTGCTGCCCTTCGAAGCCCCAGCTGTTCTCCGGGGTGATCATCTGCACCACGGTCGTCCGAGGCCGGTCGATCGCCACCGATCGAAGGCCCTCCTTCCACTGCGGAGTCGCATGGCCCGTGGCGGCGATGTCGGCCAGCACGTCCGGCACCGCCGTCTTGGCGTCTCGGACCATATTGAATTCGAGGCCGAGGTCGCGGCAGTAGTCGTGCCAGCTCTGCAGGTCCGGCAGGATCGGCACGATCTGCGCGTCAGTCAGGCGCCGTGCATTGGCTGGATGCTGCTGCGCCAAGCGGAACAACGAGGCAGGGCTCGACGTCTCGCGCGTGATCCAGGTGCCCGTAGCCGTGTCCCAGTCCGGACAGCGGCTCGACACGATGCAATTCAGCTCGTCGATTACGCCGTTGAGCTGGCCCTGCGCCTTGATCCGCACCGCGATCAACGCCAGCGGGAAGGGGAAGGTGAAGGGCGGCTTGGCGCGGATGGTCCGCAGCGCCGACCATTCGATGTTCTGCGCCTGGCTTTCATCCTGCACACAGCGCATCCGCACGTCGTACTGGCCGCGCGCAACCGTCCAGCGGTGGCCGACCCGGAACGGCTCCTCCTTCTTCTCCGACGTGTCGATCTCGGCGACCGGCATCCAGTCGGCCGAGCCGACGAGGCGCATCTCAATCGCGACGACTCCCGACGTCTCCTTCGGTTTGCCCTTGCTGGAGTATTTCACCAGCCCTTGCGGGAAGGCCCAGTCGACCGACAGCTCGTCGGCATCGGCCGCGCTCCGGCGCACCGACCAGTCCTCGCCCTCCTCCAGCCGGATGGAGAACTGGTCCTCGAGGACCTGCCCCGGATAGAGCGTGATCGGCGCATCGGTCGGGAGTCCCTCCCTGACCTCCAGCTCGACATCCTCGAACTCGCCGATCGGCGTCTCGCCGATCTTGATGTCCTGAATCGACACCGGCCCATAGGCGATGACGAACAGCTGGCGCAGGAACTGCTCGCTGCCGACAACCTCGGTGTAGGGCCGGGCGCCATAGAGCGGCGCGACCTTGTGGCGGCCCAGGATCACCGGCACCGGCCCGTACGGATTGGCCATGTTCCGACCGCCAGAGATCGAATAGGTCGGACTCGGCGTGTTGCCGGCCAGCGACGGCGGCCGCATCGGCACCAGCGCATTGAGAAGCGTCATTCCGGCGAAGCCGATGACGCCGGTCGCCAACGCCGAGGCGGCGCCGAAGGTCGCCGCGCTGACAGCCGAGGTGCCAGCGGCGACCGCGGCCGCCGTCGTGCCCAGAGCCCAGCCGGCCGCGAGCGGGCCGAGATAGGCCGCCGCGACCACGACGGCCAGCATCAGGACCGTCCGGAAGATGCCGCCGCCCTCTGGGATGCCGAGCGTGAAGTTGACGATCACGCCCGCCTTCGGCTTGACACGGTGCCACAGCTCCGGCGGGATCACCTTCCCTCCGATCAGCACCCGGCCGCGGCGCCGCGCCTCCTCGGACAGCTTGAAGCCAACCCCCTCCTCGATCATTTCGAGGATGGTCTGCCCGAAGCTGCCGACATGTTCGATCCGCCCGCCCCCCAACAGCAGGGGGCGGCCGATCACCTGGATTGCAGCGGTCATGCCGGCACCCGCACCCGCCAGAAGCCGGCGATCGGATGCGGCCAGAGAGGGCGATCGTAGCGCGGCGCTTCGGACCGGGCGCCGCGGCGGATATGCAGCAATCGCCCAGGCTCGACCACGATGCCAACATGCATGGCCGACCGGCCATCCCGCATGAGCACCAGGTCGAATGCCTGCACCTGGCGGGCCTCGACGGGATCGGCGATGCGATAGCCCTGATCGACGATCAGCGATGCCAGCTCGGCCCGCTCCTCGGTCGACGCATAGCCCTCGGCATAGCTCGGCACGGCGATGCCGCGCTGTTCGGCGAGGACGAGGCGGGCCAGGCCCCAGCAATCAAGCCCACTCCTATCCCGCCCCCGCTCGCGCCAGGGCAGGCCGATATATGCGTTGCTCCACATGGCGGCTCGCTAGAACAGGGTCGGGAAGGTGCCGGGGGTGAACGACAAGGCCGGGAAGGGCTCCGCCGTCTGGTCATCGACGGAGATCTCCATCGTCACCGTCCCCGCGTCATAGGTGGCATTGATGACGAACAGGTCCGGCGCGGAGGCCTCGACTTGGTCCGGGTTCGACAGCAGCACCACCTCGATCTTCAGCCGGGGCGGAATCGGCGACAGATTGATCAGGTCGCTGACGCTGGTGGTCGCGCCGTCGTCGTCCTCGGCGACCACATTGTCCAGCACCAGCCTGCAGCGCGGCGCCTGCTCCTCCTGATCGCTCGGAAGCTGCGCCTGCATGGGCAGGAACAGGTACTCCTCGCCACGGCTGCGCGTGCCGTAGACGCGCGGATCATCCTGCAGCAGCTCGGTTGCGTCGCTCGACACGCGGATCGGGTTCGGCAGGTCCGGATGCGTGAATGTCAGCAGGAAGACGCCGTCGTCCGCGGAGACGGAGGCGTTCGTCTCCTCCCGCGCATTCAGGGACATCGATCTCATCGGTAGACCTCGATCGTGCAGGTCGCCAGCCAGGTCATGCCGGAACCGTCCGGCGTGTAGCGCGGCGGTTCGGTGAAGGCGGCGATGATGAAGCTGGACACCAGGATCGGTTGGCCGTCCTCGCCCAGGATCGGATGCTTTCCCGTACTGTCGAGCATCGGCACGCCGTCAAGTCGCGGATGCGGGCGCCGGAACAACAGCGTGCCCTCCAGCAGGTCCTCCATGTAGAAGCGGTCCATCCGCTCGCATTCCCAGTGCGACAACGGCACCACGAGGGTCATCGGCCGGGTCATGGAGGATCCGCGGCGGCGGCGTTTCGGCGGCCCGGCATCCATCGTCGTCCGGCGGATGGAGTTCGGCGGCCGCTCTTCGAAGCCGTCGGTGATGACGGTGGTCGGCAGGTCCGACGGCCAGTCGACGATCATCACCGCCCCCGCAGCGGCATGCTGCCGCCAGCTTGGCGCAGCGCCCGGTTCGAAGCGGTGCCGCGGGTCGTCAGCTTCCGGCCGACGATCTCATCCAGATACATTGTCACGTCCCGGCCGCCCGTGGCGTTCTGCTGTTCCTCGGTGCGGGAGACCTCGACCTGCGTCTGCCCGTTGTTGACGACCTTGTAGTTGTTGGTCACCGCCGCCGGGCCGTTCGCGGCCACGCCCGCGAATTGCGGGATGCGCGGCAGGTTGAATATGTGCCGGGGATCCGACTGAGGCAGCACCTCCTCGCCCCGGCGCAGGATGGCCGCGACCTCGTCCGACGCCAGGCCGACCAGTCCGCCGCCATGGAATCGCGGCGCCCCGGCAAAGGCCGAGATGCCGACCCGCCGCCCGGCCGCCCCGCCGCCGACGATGCCGCCGGTGTGGAAGATGCTGCCGAAGAAGGTGCCGATGCTGGAGAACAGGCCGTCTAGCCACCCGCCGCCCGAGGAGGAGCCATAGGCCGCTGCCATGCTCCCCCCGGTGCCCGGCGCGCTAATGCCCGGTGCCTTACTGCCGCCGCCGAACAGGCCGCCCAGGAAGCCGCCCGCGTCCAGAATGGTCGGCAGCGCCTGGCCGTTGGCGCCGCCGAACAGAAAGTTCTTCAGCGGGTTGACGATCGCCAGCTTGGCCAGGCTCTGGATCAGCTCGGAGACAACCCCATCGACGACCGACGCGAAATCGATCGCCGCCCCCTCGCCTGTCACGAAGGCCTGGGTGATGGCCGTGCCGATCCGGTCGAAAGCCTGATCGAAGATCCCGGCCAGCTCCTCGGCCGTCGCCTTCTGCCGTTCCAGCACCTCATTGAGCTGCAGGCCTTCGGCGATGCTGCTGCGGAACTGCTCCGCCTGGGCATCTGCGTCCGGAACACCCGCGTCGCGCAGCTGGTTGCGGATCTCGAGGAGCTTGATCTCGGTCTGAAGCTCGACGTTGCTCTGCCCCTGCAGCGACAGCTCCAGCCGTGCCCGCTCGGCGTCGCGCTCGACACCCTGCCGCACGCCCATGATGGTGGCCGCGTTGTCGTTCGCGGCTCGAAGCCCGCTGAAGGTGTTGATCAGCTTTTCCAGCTCGGCGCGCTGCTCGGTAGTGAACTTCTTGTTCAGGCCCTGGATGGCGCTGAGACGCTCGATCTCCCGCTGCGCCAGCGCGACCGCGCCGCTGCCCTTGGCATAGGCGGACGACAGCAGCTCCTGCTCCCGGATCTTCTGCTGCCAGTCGCTACGCGCGCTGCCGAAGGCATCGGCCCCGCCCTTGCCGCTGCTGCCGCCGCTGGACGAGGTTTTCGCCGGCGCCCGCGTCGGCCGCATGCCTGGGACCGGCGGCGGGGCGCCGAGCAGGATTTCGCCGGAGCTGATCGGCGGAACATCCCCATAGGGGTTGACCGGCAGACCGTTCAGCGTCCGGTTGACGGTCGCGGCCTGGGCGTTCTGCATCGCCGCCGCCCACTGGCCGGAGAAGTAGCCGACGATGCCGTCGACCGCCCCGACCAGCGGCTCATAGATCATGGCGTGGGCTCGCTGCCCCATGACGTCGGCGACATCGCCGATCGCCGCGCCCCAGCTGGCGACATAGTCATGCGCCATGGCATCGCCGGCCTTTGCCCAAGCCGCCTGCATCTCCTTGCCGGCTTCCTCGCCGGCCAGGGCGAAGTTCGGGGCAACGATGTCCGTCGGGTTCCAGCTCTCGACCGACTGCCGGAAGGCGTCCCAGGACGAGAAATCGAGGCTGGGCAGCGCATGCGACAGGCTGGCAAGCGACTTGCCGATCTCCGCCACCACGGTCGCGACATAGGCGCCGAGCGCGCGGAAGAAGCCGGAGATCACCTCATAGCCGGCGGCGAAGGCGCCGATCATGCTGTTCACGGTCGACTTCGCCGCGCCGACGATCGCGGCCCAGATCTCAGACCCGGCGATCTCCTGCAGCCCGGAAGCCATGCTGTCGACGAGGGAGTCGACGGCCGCGTCCTGCTGCTTGAAATTCTGCAGCAGCGCGTCGTCGACATCCTTCGCCAGCTCGACGGCGAGGTCGTAGAGCGTGGTCCGGGCTCCGGCCGACCGTACCTCGATTGACTGAAAGAACCGCGCGAAGGCCTCGCCCGCTTCGTCCAGCGACGGGATCAGCCCGGCCAGGCCGCCGGCCACCAGCCCGATCGCCGCACCCCACGGCCCGAAGGCGGAGCCGAGCATCATGCCCAGCAGCGCGCCGCCGGCGGTCTTCACCAGCCACATGTTGCGCAGCAGGAACTCGAAGGCATCGGCCGCCATGTCGACGCCCTTGCCCAGCTTCTCGCCCAAATCGCGCGCGAGATCTCCGCTCGACGCGCCGAGATCGGACAGGCGGCGCGCGAAGCGCTCGACGGCGTCGGCGAGGCCGCCCTCGCCCACTCGCACCTGGAACGTCGCCCAGGCGTCGCCGAGGTTCGAAAGGGCGCCGCCGAGGGTCTGCGACTGCTTTTCCATCGCCCCGGCGAAGTTCACGTCGCCGATCCTGCGCAGGTAGTCGGTGACGGCCTCGGCCGACTTCTGGACCTTGGTCTGCACGCCCTGGAACGTGAAGGTCACGATGTCGCCCTGCTGCCGGGCGACGATGCCGAACTCCTTCAGCCGCTCGAACTCGAAGGTCGACGCATCGGCGACGGCTTCGATGAAGTCGTTCAGCTCCTTGCCCATCGCCGAGGCGGTGTTCCCGTAGGAGCGCAGCGCCGGCTCGCTGGCTTCGAGACCTAGCGCCTTCAGCTTGATGAAGGCGCCGACCACCTGCTGCAGGTCGAAGGGCGTGTCCTGCGCGAACTTCTGCAGCCAGGCAAAGGCCGAGCGCGCCGCCCCGGCCGAGCCGGTGACGGTCTGCAGGGACGTGTCGAGCCGCTGGAACTCCGCGCTGGTCTGCACGACGCCGCGGATCAGGGCCGCGGCGCTGACCGTGGTGAACAGGGCGCCCAGCCGGGCCGTGATGCTGCGGGACCACCCGTCCACCCGCGACCGGAACTGCTCGAGGCGGCGCTCCATGTTCGACGCGCTGCGGGACAGCTGGCCCTCGCCCTTGGCCAGCTCGGCGCGCAGCTGCGCCGTGGTCGCCTCGATCCGGATCAACATCCGCTGGACGCTGCTATCCATCTCGGCCTCTTGAATGCGAAACCCCGCCGGAGGGCGGGGTCACGGGTGGAACGCATCGGTACCGCGGGTGTCGCCGCAGGGCCTGCAGGAGGCCGGCGGCGACCCGCTCCGGCGGCGCGGGTTCGGGCTTGGGCTTGGCCCCGAACGGGTTCGTCTTGATCGCCCGGTCGAGGCGGCCGTCATACGCCAGGAGGATCTGCTGTATCGGCGTGGCGAGGGTCTGTTCGGCCGTCCAGCCGAGCCAGCCCGTGCCGATCTTGAACAGCTCGGCCTCGTACTCCTCCCAGCTTAGGAGTTTCCCTCGTCGTCCCCGTCCGGCTCCACCTCGTCGAGGTCCCGGCCGCCATTGGCGAGGATCATCACGAAGCGGCCGACCGGCCCGACCAGGTCGGCGAGGCCGGTGCGCCAGACCTTCTCCTTCATGACCTTCATCTCGTCGTCCTTGGCGGCAAGACCCTGGCCGACGACGTAGACGAAGGCGTCGAGGTTCAACGCCGAGATCTCGGCAACCGCCTTGGTGAAGCCGGCGAAGCGGGAATTCACGCGGGTTGCCGCACCCAGCGTCGGCTTCAGCGTGCGCTCCTCGCCGTCGAGGGTGATGACGACCTCGCCGGAATTGATCTTGCTCATGATGGATCCGCGTCAGTTGGGAGGGGGTGGGTCGAAGGGGGACGATCGATCAGGGGCCGGCGGACGCCGGGACCTCGATCACGTCGTTGATGCCGAGGTTGGCGGTGCCGCCGGTGATGTTGTTGATGCTGTTGATGTTCGTGGTGAACGACATCACTTGCGCCTTGACGTAGACGATGGTCGGCGTCGGCGCGGAGCCCGTCTTCGGGGCGTCGTTCATCTCGATCTTGATGTTGTAGTCTTCGTCGCTGACGTCGTCGGCGGCGTCCTGCATGTCCTGCTGGCCGGCGTCGGTCATGTCGCGGCCGAAGGCCACGGCCACCGACCCGAAGTCGTAGCTGCCCTTCTTCTTCACCGTCTTGCGGGTGGCGAGCGGCTGATGCTGGACCTCGGTAAAGGTCTTGCCGAACTCGGGGATCGTGGTGATTTCGCCGACCAAGGTATAGGCGTCGGTCAGGTGGTTGGCGGCCGTGGTGCCGATGCTGAACTTGATGCCGGCGCCGGTGTGGACGGTCATGGTCTCTCTCCTGTCAGGGGCCGCCAGCGGCGGCAGGAACCGCCCCGCCGGGCGGCTATTCGGGTTGCCCGACCGGGCAGCGGTAGCGGACGCGGTAGCGCAGGCGCATCCGGCCGAGGACGACCTCGCCCTCCGCCCCGGTCTGCACCTCCGTGCCGGCAAGCCAGCTGTCGACGGCGAGGCCGCCGAAGCTCGGATCCTCGCCCATCGCGCCTTCGATCAGCACGGCATGGGCGTCGAGGTCGTCGTCGAGGGTGTCGCTGCCGCGGTCGAAGGCGTCGACCGCGACGTCGAGGTCGCGCATCTCCATCTTCGGGAAGGCGTCGCGCTCGGACTCCTCCTCGATCGTGTAGATCGCGAGGACCGGCAGTTCCTCCATCTCGATCACGGGATAGAGGCGGGTCACATGAACCCGATCAGCGAAGGCCGGGACCGCCCGGAGCCGAGCCGCGATGGCGTCCCGGATCTGCTTCCGCCTATGTGCCATCAGCCCGCTCGAGCAGCAGCTCGGTCCAGTTCTCCCCGTCAGGCCGGATGTCCTGGACACGATAGGTTTCGGCACGGTCGACGATGATGACCGTGTCCTTCTTCCGCACCGGCCAGGGCATGTCGGAGGTGCGGAAGCCAATGACGGTGCGGGCGACGGTGACGGTCGCCTGACCGTCGGTGTCGACGTCGATCATGCGGCGGTCGTAGACCGCGACGATCGCCGCGTCGGCCTGGCCGGCGCGGCGGATCAGGACGGGCTCGCCGAACGCCTGGCGAATGGCGAGCCCGGGCCCGTCCAGCATCTCAGGGCACCGCGGCGACGGCGATGCCGTTGAGGCGCACCTTGCCGAGAGTGGCCCCGGTCAGCGCCGGCTCGAAGGCCGAGCCGATCAGGAACAGGCCGGTTGCCGAGACCTTGGTGCAACGCTTGTTGGTGTTGTCCCAGTAGATCAGGTCGCCCGCGCTCCAGGCGGCGCCGCCGAGCTTCGTCAGCTCGAAGACGCCGCGGGTCAGCAGCACCTGATCCGTGCCGGTCGCGGCGGCCGCAAGGGCGACGCCGAACAGGCCTCCCGCGATGACGCCGGCACCGGAAGCGGTGTCGGCGGCCGCGGTCACAGTGACGGTATCGCCGTCGGCGATGTAGTTCTTCATCGGTGTTCTCCGGGTTCAGAGGTGTCCGAAAACGGCGACGGCGGCCGAAGCCGCCGTCTTGCCGCGCGATGGTGTCGGGCCTTAGCCCGGGTTCTTGTAGAGGCCTTCCCAGGCCAGGGCCTTGACCGCCGCGTCGATGCGGACTTTGAACTCCAGCCCGTCGACCTTCCACCCCTCCATCTGCTCCAGGACCGGGGTGGTGACACCGTCGAGGTAGGACACCTCGATCGTGTCGGTGCTGTTCTGGTTGGCCGCCAGATACCAGGCCGTCGCGCTGGCGGCATCGAGCCGGGCATCGGAGATCGGGGTCACCAGGCCGGCCACGCTGTTCGGCGTCCGCTGCGTCTTGGACGGGTCGAACTCGCTGGCCATCAGGACCTTGAACGTGCCCTCCAGCGCCACCGGCACCAGCGCATAGGCCGGGCGGATGTTGAGGGCAGCGGCCTTGGCGTCGCGATCCTTCTGCGTCGCCATGGCCACCCGAGCAGCGTCCACAGTGGTGACAGACGGCGCGCCGCCGGCAGCGGCGAGGTTCTTGTGGTTCGCATGGAACAGCGCCACCCCGTCGGACATGTTCGGGTTGTCGGTCAGGACCGCATAGGCGAGATTGCCGACGGTGCGGATCGCGGCCCGCCCCATCCGCAGCGGCACGCGGGTGAACACGTTCATGTCGTCGTTGATGATCGCCTGCCGGGTGATGCTGAACAGCTCACCATAGGTCGCGAGTTGCACCTGCTCGCCGCGCTCGCCGATCGTCGCATACTTGTATTCGGCGCCCTCCGGCACCTTGCGGAGCGACGGGAACAGGTTCAGGTCGATCCGGTTCGCGACCTTGAAGTCGGACAGGGTCCCCGCAGCGGTCCACTGCTGGAACGTCTCCTCCGCCTCCTCATAGCCGCGCATCATCGACTTCTCGGCCACATTGGCCAGGATGATCGGGAAGTCGCTGGTCGAATGGGTCATGGCCATCTTGACCATTTCCATCGATCCCAGCCCACGGGACGAGAGGCCGCGCAGGGTCAGGCACTCCCGCGCCAGCTCGCGCAGGGTCAGCCCACGGAACTCATTGCCGGCGTCGATCGTGCCGAGATTGGCACGTGCCAGAAGCGCGACCTGCGCGCCGGCGCGGAACTTGTCGACCGCATCGGCGGTGATGCTGATCGCGCTCCGGGTCGGCGCCGCCGCGTCGCTCGCCGCCAGGGTATCGATGATGCGGGCGCGGGCCTGATCGATGCCGATACCCTCGTTGATCAGGGTCTCGGACAGCTCGTCGCCGAGATTGGCAGCGCGAACGGCACGGCGGATTTCGCTGCAGCGGGTGCGCTCCTGCGCAACGGCCTGCTGCGCGATCTGCTGGGCAGCCGCGGCGTCAGCGGCCGGAGTGTTGACGGGCGGCTCGGCCGCCGGCGCCGGAAGGGTCATGGTGCTCTCCTTGGGTTGAGCGGCGCCGCGGGGCGCCAAGGCACGGGCGCGCGAGGCTGCCCGATTGGGGACGGCCCGAAGCGGGGCCGGGATCTTGTCGAGATTGCCGATCGTCAGGATGCCGATGTCGAGGTCGGCCAGGGCTGCGGCGTCGGCCGCGGTCTCCGCCGTCTTGGTGGCGAAGCCTTCGGCGACCGCCTCCTCCCCGTTCATCCAGGTTTCAACGTCCATCATGGCCGACAGCTCGTCGGCCGACTTGCCGGTCCGCTCGGCGTAGATGGCGACGATCGACGTCTTGATCTTGTCGAGCGTCGCCGCCTCCTTCCGCATGTCGTCGGCATCGCCGATCACGACGTTCCACGGGTTGTGGATCATCATGAAGGTGTTCGCCGGCATCACGATCTCGTCGCCGACCATGGCGATGACGCTGGCCATGGAGGCGGCGAGCCCGTCGATCACCACCGTCTTCTTGGCCGAGAGGCTGCGGAGGAAATTGAAGATCGCCAGGCCTTCGAACACGAAGCCGCCCGGGCTGTTGATACGGATGGTCAGGGCCTCTATGTCGCCCAGCTCCAACACGGCTTGGATCACCGACGCGGCGTCCAGCCTGTCCCAGTCGTCGCCGATGACGCCGTACAGCAGCAGCTCGCCGGCCTGGTTGACCAGCGCGCGCGGGGTCTCTCTGGGCATGATGGTCTCCTAGCTGGTCGGCGGAAGCGTCGACCCGTCGGGCCGGGCCTGGGTGAGCCCGGCGGCGCTGACCTTCCGCGGGTCGCTGTCGAGGACGAGGCCGCGATCGTCGAGCTGGCGGGCACTCTCTGCCATCTCGTCAAGCATCTCGTCTGGATCCTCTCCGGCCTGGCGCTGGGCCTCGGGAAGGGAGATCAGGCCGGCACGGATGGCGTCGCGGATCGCGCGGACCTCTTCGGCCGGGCTGATCATCTCGCGGCGCGGCGCGGTCCAGCGCGTCTCGACGCCGTCGACCTCCTCGCCGACCAGGAAGGCGGCCTCGAGGAACCACGACATGACCGGGTCGCACAGCTGCGGCACGACGGTGCGCCAGCGCCAGACTTCGACATTGGTGTACATGTCGATCCGGCCGAGCCGACCGCTGATGAAGCTGACATTCGACAGGTCGCCGGAGATCGACTCGTAGGTGATGCCCAGCGCCATAGCGACGTCGGACAGCTGTGCGCGCCGATACTCACTGTAGCCCTCGACGCCGGGCGGGTTGGCGAAGCTGACGTCCTTGCCGGGCGGCAGGTGTTCGATGATGCCCGGCGCCACCTGCTCCAGCGGCTCGCCTTGCTTCCCGGTCTCCGGATTGTCCGGCATCTCCATGTCATGGACGAACACCGTGAAGCACGCGGCGATCTTCTGGCGAACCTGCTGCGCATCCTCGTAATCGGCGAAGTCGCGCAGCTTGATCATGGCCGGGGCCAGCCAGGGCACGCCCCGCATCTGGCCCGGCCGGTCGGTGCGGAAGATGTGCAGGATCTCCGCCGCCGGGATCCGGCGCGAGACGACACTGCGCATCCGGGTCCCGTCGCCCGGGTGATCGTCGAAAAGCCAGTAGGCAACCCGCTTGCCCAGGGCGTCGACCTCGACGCCCTGGTAGATCGCACCGCCGTTCGGCAACGGGCCGTCCTTGGTGCTGTCCAGGAAATCCGGCTCCAGCACCTGCAGCTGGATCGGCACCGGCAGTCCGTCCGAGGCGCGGCGGCGACGGCGGCGGATCAAGACCTCGCCGGCCTCCACGACGGTCCGCCAAGCCAGGCCCTGCAGGCCGTAGAAGTCGTGGCGGCCATCGGCATCACATGCGGTCGTGCCCATCCACTGCACGATCAGCGACCGCAACCGCGCGGTCCTGGCCGGTGACGGCGACGTGACCTTCGGGATGATCCCGGTGCCGATCGTGTTGGCCTCGATCACGCCGATGCCGCGATTGGCGTGGGCATTGTTCCGGACCATGTCGCGAGCCCGGTCCCGCAGGGTGTAAAGCTGGCCCCGCGTCTCGGCGTTGGCGCTGGACGATGGCGCGCGCCACCCCTTGGTCCGACGACCCTTGCTCGCCCCCTCATAGGCGCCGCGCGCTCCGTGCCTCTCCAGCACGTCCAGCGCATAGCGGTTGCGGGCGCGCCGCACCGCCGTCGACGGCGAGAGGAAGCCGATCGCCCGGTCCAGCCAGTTCAGACGCATGGTCAGAGCCCCGAGCTGAAGACGCCGTAGCGGCGGAGCGTTTTGCCAATCTCCGGATCGGCTTCACCGCGGATCATGTTGCGGATGCGGATCAGCTCGTCCAGCGACCGGTACTGGACCTCCCGGTCGGCATAGCGCACGCGCGAGCTGCCGTTCGCGATCGCCTTCTCGATCGCGACGAGATCGTCCGCGGTGTAAGCCATCAGAGCCATCCTTTTCGTTTGCTGCCCAGCCAGCCTTCCGGCCGGCGGCGAACGGTCGGCGCCGCCGGGGGCGACGGCTCGGGCTGCGGCGGGGCCGCTGCCGATGCCGGGCGGGCCCGGTCGGCGGAGAGGAACAGGTCCTCCTCGACCTCGCTCGGTGCCCGGTCGGCCTCCAGCTGCGCCCAGTCCGCCTCTGTGAAGCGGGTGAAGAAGAAGAACTCGGCCAGGGCCAGGGCGTAGATCCGGCAGTCCAGGTAGTGGTTCGCGCCCGAGGCGTGCCACTCCTGCTCCATCCGTCCCCGCACTTCCCGGGTCCGCAGATGCTCGGCCGTGAGCTGCTTGAAGTAACCCTCGTCCTGAAAGGTCGCGAAATGGCAGTAGCCGGGCGGATCCGCCTCGGCACCGGCAACCCGGCCGACCTTGCGGAGATTGGCGTACAAGGTCGCCTTCAGCGGCCAGGTGCCCACCTTCCACAGCTTGGCGCCGCGCCGGGCAACCTTGCCCGACGTCCGCAGGTCGACCTTGCGGGGCGTCGCCAGCGGCGGCAGATACCAGCCGTCATCGCCCTTCAGCGCATAGCTGCGCGGATGGCGCTTGGTCCAGTCGTAGACCACCTGGCTGACATAGCCGCTGTCGACCCCGAAATGGTCGATGCCCATATGGCCGCCGGCCTGAGTCGGGTACTGCCGCTGATAGACCCGGTCCAGCTCGCGCCAGACGGGCGCGGCCGTCTCGGCCGGGCTGCCCTCGAGGAAGGCGTTGTCGACCGTCCAGCTGATCCGGTCACGGTTCCAGGCGACCACCTCGTAGTAGATGCCGTCGGCCTGCACGTCGACGCCGCAGGTCAGCATCAGCGCGCCGCGGGGCACGACGCCCTTGTTCCTCTCCTCGCGCCGGGCGAACAGGGCTTGCCAGTCGGGGGCCTCGCCCTTCTCCTCCCAAGGCTCGCCGAGCCACAGGTTGACGAAGCCCTTGTAGCGCTGGGGGTCGTCCTTCGACTCCCAGAACTTCCCCGCCATCTTGTCCCAGGTCGTGACCGGGGAATACAGGGCGTTGATGTGAAACGAAGGCTGCCGGCCCTCGTTCGGGTACTTCGCGATCCACCGGCCCCGCGCCAGCATCTCCGGCAGCTGCCAGCGCTCGATCAGGGCGCCGCAACCCTCGCACGCGTACCGCGCATCGTAAGGCGGCGTCCGGTTGAAGATCAGGCCGCCGGTCCCGTCCTTGTCCGGGAAGAAGCGCAGGATCTGCTCATGATCGCAGTGCGGGCACGGCACGTGGTAGTGCCGCTGGTCGCCCGCCAGAAACCCGCGCCAGATCCGGCTTGTGGCCAGCTCGACCGGGGTTGACGCCCGGTACTGCTTCGCCTTGCCGCTGGCGTGGTAGCTGGTCTGGCGGGCGTCTGCGAGGACGTCGGGGTCGCCCTGCCCGTCGACGTCCAAGGGCCACCGGTCCCATTCCTCCTTCACCAGGAACCGGATCGACTTCGACGACAGGGTCGCCGAGCTGTTGGCCCCGGCCAGGACCCAATAGCCGCCGGGGAAACTCTTGTGCAGCGTGGTCGACGCGCCGTCGCGGCTGCGCTGCTCGACGACCTTCCGCCGGACCTGCGTCGTCGCGTTCAGGCTCGGCGACAGCTTCTCGCGGACCCAGTCGCCCGCCGCCTGGATGGTCGGGTGGACCATCATCGTCGGCGCCGGCCACATGTCTGCGATGGCGAACATCCAGTTCAGGCCGCTCTCGGTGCCGCCGACCTGGGACGACTTGGCGAAGGTCACGGTCTCCGACCAGTGCCAGGGGCACAGGCAGTCCATGATCTCCGCCAGGAACGGGAACAGGTCGTTCCGCCACCGGCCGGCGTTGCCAGACACCTCGCCGGGCACGACGCGGTGCCGCTCCGACCACACCGACAGCGGGGTCCGCGGCGGTGGCCGCAGAGCCCGGGCCGCGGCCCGATCTACGACCCGCGCCTCAATGGTCGCCGCTGTCGAGCCCATCGGCGAACTCGGCGAAGACGCGCTCGATCTCCTCCTCGATCATCACCGCGCGCTCCCGCTCGGTCGGCAGCGACATGGTCCGCTGCGCCAGGCGAATGGTCAGGCCGGTGACTTTGTCCCGCAGGTCGCGGAACAGGTCGGACACCCGGCGGTCGACCTCGGCCGTGCGGCAGAGGTCACCGCGCAGCTCGGCGAGCTGCTTCTCCGCCATCTCCGCATCGGCCGCCATCTTTCGGGCCCGCGCCGCCTTGAAGGCCGCGTCGTCTCCCGTGGTGTCGGCAGTCATGCCGAGCGGACGCTGCGACTTCGTCGGATCGGCCCGCAGCTGGTGCAAGGCCTGCGCCTTTTCCCAATCGATCCGACCCTCGGGGGTCACGGCCTCCGCCAGCTTGGCGCCGGGCGCGGTCAACTGGCTGATCCGTGCAGCCGTGACCCCCAAGCGCCGCGCGGTCTCGGCCTTGGTGATGGTCTCCGGTGCCGTCTGCACGGTAGCTAAACCCTTGCGATTTAAGACCCTTTAGGGTGTTTGCGACTGCAAAAACTGGCGCAATCTCGCGGCCGCGCTACCCGCTTCGCGTGGGAAGCTGGGAAGGACCCGAGGGATGGGGGGGGTGTTGCCGGCCGGCCACACCCCGGAGGGGGTGGGGCACCCACGACCCCACCCCCTCGCCCCTCCGCCGCGCCCGGTCAGGCCGAGGTGTAGCGGCGCAGGATCGCGCTGACCTCGTGGTCCAGGTTGATCGGCATGCGGGTCGCGAAGGTCGTCTCGACCGCATCGACGACGTCCTTCTCGGCCATCGTCTTCGGCAGGGACGGCCCCCACAGGTCCTTCAGCGGCAACTCGGGCCGATAGGCCTTGCCGATGTTCTTCCCGGCCTTGACCCGGCGGCGCTGCCCCCGCTTGCCACCCTTGCGGTCGAAGGCGCCGACGAAGCCCGTCGGCATAGTGGACATGAAGGTCCCCGGATAGAGCTTCCGAGTGCCCCAGGCCGACGAGGTAACACCCTTCTTCGTCTGCCTCGTCCCGCTGAACTGAACGAGGCGCAGGTGCTTGCCGCGCGCGATGATCACGGCGACCAAGGTCTGTCTCGTCGCCCGCTGCAGCGAGAAGGCCGGGCCACCACGCTCGTCCTGGAGCTTGGTCTGGGAGATGCCCATCTCCTTGGCCGCGGTCCGGCGGGAGACTGTCAGGATCTGCTGGGCTGTCCGGTTCAGGGCGCGCATGGTCGCTGTCGGCACCTGTTCCGAACCGAGCTGCGCGAGGATGCGCGCGATCTGGTCGGCTTGCGCCGTCAGCGTGATCGGACCAGCCATCGCACACCCCGGAAACGACGACGCCCGCCGCGGCGGGTGCCGGGCGGGCGTAAGTCATGCCTACAGCCGTAGGTTAACAGATTTAATACCCTAAACTGCGGAGGTTGCGAAGGGCTTTTTTTGTGCTCTGGCGATCAGCCCGTACCAGATCTTGTCGATCCCGCGCTCCCATGTGGCCTTGGCGGTCTTGTCGCTGATGCCCAGCCGCTCCCCGACGTCGCGCCAGCTGTGCCGATACCGATCCGTGATCGGATGCACCAGCATCCGCATCGCCACCACGCGGCGCGGCAGGACGTCATCAACCATGGCGAGCCAGTCCCAGGTTTCCTGCATCTTCGTGATGGCGCGCGCGCTCGGCGTGCCGGGACGCAGGGCAGCTGGCTCGGTCCCGTAGCTGTCCCACACGCTCTGCAGCACGTCCGGCATCGTCGAGCGCATCGCCGCCGGCCACACGCCGGATGCGGGCATGGCGATGATGGTGCGGCCGGCATCCTCCAGCCTGGCGATGACCTGTTCGCGGGTCCATGCGAGGGTTGCGATGGTCTGCGAGCATTGCTCAAAACCCTCGCGGCGCGAATTTCTCTTATATTTCAATTTTCTATCTCCTCTCTGCGAGGGTTTCGAGGGTTGAGCCTATAAGGAGACAAAGCGATTTCTGGTATCTGCCCTTGGCGGGCCATCTCATACGCATGTACGGGCGCGACCCTCGCACCCTCGCACCACCGCCGCTAAGACGTTGACGCGCCTCGTTTCCTGCCTCGCGAGGGTCTGGCGGAACGCTCGCGCGACCCTCGCGACCCTCGCATCCCAGGGGGCGCGGGGGATCAGCTGTCATAGGGCGCAAAGGAAGGCTGCCCCTGGCTTTCGGGGTCGGCAGGGACTTCGACGAGGCGGACGTTGCGATAGAGCCGGATCCGGCCGGACGTCTTCTCGAAGGCCTTCTGCACCATGATGGTGGCGAAGGTCTTCTCGGTGAACGGCTTGACGCTGTTGGCGTGGCACCAGCTGACATAGGCCAGGTACATCGAGCGCGCCGTCTCGTCGTGCCCCGCCTCCTTGTGCACACAGGCCCGGGTAAACTCGCCGATGGGGTCCATGTCGTTGCGGTAATCATCGGTGGCCGCCTGGATTTCGTCGGGCACGGCCAGCCCGTAGAGCAGGTACTCGGCAAGCCCCTCCAGCAGCCAGTTCAGGATGCCGGAGCCCTCGGCCATGAACTCGGCGATCACCTGTTCCATCGGCCTTCGCTCGGCCGGCGGGATGATGACCTTCCACGGCACCAGCTTCATCCGGCGCCAGATCCCTTCATCGACGCCGCCGATCGAGGGCCTGTCGTTGCCGCTGCCGATAGTCTTGAAGGTCGGCCGGAACTCAAAGAACCCCTTGTTGAGGTGGCGGACGAGAATTGGCTCGCCCCCCGTCAGCATCTTCAGCGTGCTTTCGCGGAACCCTTGCCCCCGCGGCAGCTCGGCGCAGCGGACGAGACGGGCGCCGGGCAGGCGGGCATATTCGGGCGTCGCCTGGTCGCCGCGGCGTTGCTGGTCACCGGTCAGCGCCTCGGCCGGCAGGGATTGCGCATAGGGGCCCTGCAGCCGGGCGATGGTGTCCATGAAGGTCGATTTGCCATTCGCGCCCAGGCCGTAGTTGTAGACGAAGGCTTGCTCACCCATCAGGCCGGTTAGGCCGTAGCCGTGCCAGAGCTGCAGGAAGCGCCTGATCGGCTCGGTCGGCTGGAACCGCTCCATGAAGGCCAGCCATTTCGGGCATTTCGCTTTCGGGTCATAGGCGACCGGCATCACTTTCGAGATGCGGTCCTCGCGATTGTGCGGGTCGAGCCGCACCCTCCAGCGGGTGACCTTGTGCAACCGGACGACATCGGGGTCCGGGCAGTCCGGATCCTCCTCCTCGGTCACCTCCTTCACCAGCCGGACCGTGCCGTTCAGGACGTTGATCGCGAGAGGGTCGCGGTCCATCTCCTCCGGCGCCACGGTCATGTGCGGCACGGCCTGCGCGATCATCCCGCTGATCCGGCTGGTGTTGCCGGAGGAGACGGCGAACTTCCGTCGGTCGCCCCGGCGCTTCGCGAGGCGGTCTTCTGCCTGCCCGGCGAGGCGCAGGATGTCCCGCTCCGAGTCCGTCAGATCGTCGGGATCCTTGCCGGCCAGCGGCTCGGCCGAGGCGATCAGGGCAACGTCGGCGCGCGAGCCTTCGATATACAGCGCCTCGATCGCGATCCGCTCGGCCGTGGTCTGCGCATAGCGCTGCCAGGCCTCCTTGCCGCCCTCCGGCTGCCAGTGCGAGCCGCACCACACATGTTCCCCGACGTCGCGGACGTTGAGCATGCGGCGGCCGAACCAGGCAATGAAGCGGTGCCCGTTGCCGGTGTCGTTCTGCGCCAGCCGCGAGCATGCCGCGGCGACCTCCGGGTCGGGCTCGGCATCGTCATCATCGCCAGGATCTACCGGCGGCGGCCCGTCACCCCCACCCCCGCCGGAGGAGGGCGCCGCGTCGCTCGCCGGCCGCGAGGCTCCCGCCTCCCTCCCCCTGGGGGCTTCGGGGCGGCGATAGGAGGCGCGCAGTTGATGCTCGCGCCGGATTTCGTCGAGCCGGCGATCGAGGTCGACCGTGTTGCCGATGCCGGCGGCGAGGCCGCGCCGGATCTTGGCGTCGCGCTCGGCCGACCCGTCGGTGCCGGTCAGGCCGCAGGCGTCGGCGCCGTCCTGCAGCGCGGCATACACCTCGCGCTCGGACAGGATGCTCAGGCCGACGAATCCGGCCACGCCATAGGCGGCGGCGTTCAGGGTGTGGCCCCGGTTGCCCTGCCGGGCGGTTGCGACGTCGCCCTTGGCCCGGTCGAGCGCGGCCAGCGCGTATTTCCGTATCGCGACCTCGCCGGCATTGGCCGGGTCGACTGGCCGCGCCTGGCGCGGGGCCTCGGTCCCGTCTCCGGCCCCCTTGGGCTGGCGGGCGAACTCGCCCCGCTGGAAGACGAGGTCGAGGAGACGCGCCGGCGGCGCCGGGAACTCCAGCTCGTCGGGGCTGGCGATCCATTTGTACGACTTGCCGTCGGCCATGGTCGACGGCGGCACGATCACGTAGCCGCCGTCGCCCCGCCAATCGATCCGCTCCAGCCGCTTGGCCGAATTCTTCGGCATCGCGTCGCCGAGGCATATCGCGAACCAGATGTGCATGCCGCCCGACTGCGTCAAGCTGCGCGGGCCTTGCGGCAGCGGGCCGACGGCATCGGTCAGGGTGCGCAGCACCGCCTCGAGTTGCATCTCCTTCGGATCCAGGTCGATGACGAAGACCCCCGACCGCGACCCGGTCGGCAGGCCGATCAGCGCGTTGGGCCAATGCCGCCACCATTCCCGGATCTGGCCGGCATCGGTGGTGGCGCGCCACAGTCCGCCTGTGTGTGGGATGTCCTTGCCCTCGGCATCCTTGTCGGCGCCCTTGACCAGGGGCCGCTTTGACCGGCGCTTCGCCGCCGGCGTGTCCGGGGCATCGACGCGAGGATCGCAGGGGAAGACGGGCCATCCGCGCGCGGCATAGGCCAGCGCGGCCGTCAGCATCGGGCTATCGGTCACAGCAGCCTCCCCGGCCCCTGATCGGTTTTCGCAGCGGGCGGCGCGGCGGCGGGCTCGGCCCGGCGGGGCTGGTGCCTATCGCAATACCAGGTGCCCAGCTTCGGCTTTTTCGGCTTCAGGTCGACGCCGATGCCGATACAGGCGAAGGCCTTGCAGACCACGCAGCGCGGCACGAAGGGCTTGCCGCCGACGATCATGCTGCCACCCGCGCGGCGCGGACGGCTGCGCTGATAGGCCATCCCCAAATCGCCTTCGACCGGCCCTTTGCTCCGCGTCTCTGCTCGGTGCCACTCCTCGACTGGCCGAGCAGGATCCAACCGTCGAAGCGGTAGAGGTTGCCGCTGTGCAGCGCCTCGTCCTGGTAGCTGATCGCCCATCGCCAGCCGTGAACACGGCATAGGTCGGGGAAGACGAATTCCCGCCAGAGCCGGAGCATCGCCCGGCAAAGGTTCGGCCGGACGGCGCAGACGCGGCCCAGTTCGATTGCCTCGTCCCGACCAAAACCGCCGCAACGTTCGCGGATCAAGGTGCCGGCGGCAGTGACGGCCACCAGTTCGCCATGATGAAACATCCCATGGAGCCACGGGCCGCTGAAATTCGGCCGAGTCCACGGCCCCATCCTGTGGCCCCACGCTACAAGGCAGCGGTTGAGCTGATCGACGTCGATCGCATCGACGTGCTGAAGTGGCGGAACGAGCATCACCCCGCCACCTCGACCGGTAGCGCGGTAGGCGCTTGGCCAAGAATCGCAAGCGCTAAGGCACTTGCCTGCGGGGGGCTCCACCTCCAATCAATGGCATGGCACACCGCAGGAATTTGTGCATCCATATAGGCTTTCTGCACGAATGCAAATTCACAGCGGGTACAACTGCGATGCTGCCAGACACCATCTCCTTTATTCGTGGTCGACACGAAATAGCTGAAATTCGAATTCCAGGCGAATGGGTCAATCGACAAGTTGATTATTGGCATGAAATGGGCCGTAGGTTCCAAACCGACAAAATCGCTCCCATTCATCAAGATCTGATAAATCTCCGAAACTTGATAGAACAAAGCCCAGCATCCGAACAAATCCCAGATATCACGCAACAAGTTCAGATAAATGAGCTTTTCGACCGCAGGCCGTTCTTCTTCACGGCCGATTCGCATATGGGCAGGATTGTGGAGCGCTACGTGCAGGAGCACGGCCTCAGCGGGATACAACCTTGGTTCGAAGGTTTTCTGTTCGGTGCGTTGGCGATGGAGCATTCGACCGCTCCTGCCGTTTCCTCCAGTGGCCACTTTCTGTGGGGGGCCGCCGTCGGGACAAGTGCGCGCTTTTACGAGATCCGGGGAGTCTCGAAAAACTTCTTTGCTGTAGCAGAGCGTGCAGAAATGATTCCCGCGATCATCCAGCGTCTCAGCGCTATCGAGGCATCCAATGAACGGATCCGGAATCTTTCTGAAACTGGGAAAGATATTATTGCCGAATTGAACGCATTCAAAGAAGAAGCCGAAAAGTGCCAAACCGCCATTCAGGCCGATTTGGCCCTCGCCAGAGCGCAGGTCAAAAATATTGAATTTGGAGAAGCGACAAAGTTTTGGAACGAGAAGGCCACATCTCATCGAAAATCGGCCAAAATTCTCAATCTCGTATTTTATTTCGGCGGAGCAGCAATCATTGCGTGCCTCGCTTACTTGTTTATATCTTACGGTGACACTTTGTTTAGTGCCACAATTAGCATTGGACAAGCTGTCGGGCACGCCGCTTTCATCGGCTCGACCCTCGGCATCGGCGTCTGGATGCTCCGACATCTTCTGCGAACAGCAAGGATGCACGAACACCTCCGCGTTGACGCAGAGGAGCGCGTGACTATGATCAGAACATATTTGGCTATGCTGGCCTCGATACCAAATCAGGTTGAGATCGGCCCTGTCTTGGCAACTTTGTACAGGCCTTCTCCGACTGGAATGGTCAATGACGAACACGAACCTGTCCTCGTCTTCGACACATTGCTGAAAATCCTGCAACCTACCAGACCGCCGGTCGGCCCATGATTTGATCATCATGCGGCCTCGGCGGCGGACGTCGGGTCGAGCACCGTACCGAAAGCACTGCTGCGGTCGGCATCGTCGAGGTGCCGCACCGCCTGGCGGAAATACTTGTCCTTCAGTTCGACCCCGATAAACCGCCGCTGCGTCTTCAGCGCGACCACGCCCTCGGAGCCGATGCCCATATAGGGCGACAGCACCGTGTCACCCGGGTTGGACCACAGGATAACCGCGCGCTCGGTCAGGTCGAGCGGCATTGGGCAGATGTGCTTTTCGTCCCGATCCTCGCGGGCAACGGTGACGTTCAGGACGTCGGTCTCCCGCGTGTCCATCCACACCGGCGATGCCCAGCGCTGCCACTGCTCGAGAGGGAAATCCTCCCGGTCATGCAAGATCGGCCGCTGCAGCGCCTCCTCCGCCTCGCTGTCCGGCCAGCGGCGGAACACCAGCATGTATTCGGGCAGGCCCTGCCGGGTGTGGCTGGCGTCGGTGCGCAACGTCTTGTAGAGCAGCCCGTGCGCCTTCGTCTTCTGCATCTCCCGCACGGGGTCGCGCCAGATGGTGATGCGGGAATGGAAGTCGAAGCCCGCGTCGAGATGGGCCCGGATGACGGCGCCGCTGAAGTCGCGCAGCCCGGCGGAACCTTCCTGGGACTTGTAGTAGACGAGGTCCTTGACATGCACGGCCGACAGCCGCCCCGGCCGGGTCACCCGGTACAGCTCGCGCAGCACGAATCCGTACTGCTCGATGAACTCGGCGTCCGAGGCGCAGTTGCCCATGTCGCGCTCGGAGTCGGAGTAGATGTAGAGGTTCGAGAAGGGCGGCGAATAGACCGACAGGTCGACCGATGCCGTCGGCAATGCCGACACCACCTCGACGCAGTCGGCATGATAGGCGGCGAAGCGCTCGCCGAGACGCTGGTCCAGGACGTTCATGCTGCCTCCAGCCAGGCCGGAAGGGCCATCGGGGTTTGGGGCTGATAGCCGACCTTCAGCGCCGCGGCCTTTGCCGCCCGGCGCATGGCCGCGACCATCTCGGCCTTCATGGTTTCGTGATCGTCGGCCTTGCGGCTGACCGCCTCCCAGATCGACATCTCGGTGTCCGCCATGGCGACATGGACATCGACCGGGCGCAGCTGGCCGAAGCGCCAGCAGCGGCGCACCGCCTGGTAGAAGGCCTCGTAGCTGAAGCTGAGACCGGCGAAGGCGACGCGGGCGCAGTGCTGCCAGTTCAGGCCGAAGCCGGCGATGCGAGGCTTGGTCACCAGGACGCGGATCGACCCGTCCTCGAAGCCGAGGAGGCGCTTTTCCTTCTCGTCGACCGACATGCTGCCGCGCACCTCGACGGCGCCGCCGATGCGGGCGCACAGCGCCTCGGCCTCGTCGTCCAGGTCGCACCAGACGATCCAGGGCTCGCCATGGTCGCCGGCCACCAGCTCGGCGATCATCTCCACCCGGGCGCCGAGGGTGCGCCGCTTCTCGTTGTGGACGGACGTGGCCGACATCTCCGGCATCGGGAACAGCGTGCCGAAGGGCGAGATCTCGAAGGGCGACCGCACCACATGACGGTGAAGGTTCAGCGGCGGCAGGATGTAGCCGTCGTCGGGGAAGCCGAGGTCCGAAGGCTTGGTAACGCAGCGGGCCCAGCTGGCCACCCAACTCCAGAACAGCCGGACCGCATGCCCCTTCAGCCGGTAGTTGCCCATGTTGGACTGGTCGGCGATGAACCATCGCGTCAGCATCTCGGGCGAGGGCATGATGCCCAGAAAGGCCGAATGCTGCCCCAGCTCGGTATGGTCGTTCGGCGCCGGGCTTGCGGTGCCGGCGAGGCGGAAATCGACCGCCTCAGCCATGCCGATCAGCTTGCGCGACGTCGCTCCGGTGAAGGTCTTGAGGATCGAGGATTCGTCGAGGGCGATGCCGGCGAAGTCGCCGATATCGAACCGGTCGGCCATCTCATAATTCGTGATGACCACCGGCGTCCGGATCTGTTCCGGGTCGCGCACATAGGCGGCGTCGATGCCGAAGCGCCAGGCCTCCCGCTCCATCGCCGGGCCGACGGCCAGCGGCGTCTGAATCATCACCGGGCGGCCCTGCGTCTCCGCCACGACGCGCGACCATTCCAGCTCGACGAAGGTCTTGCCGAGGCCGGTATCGAGGAAGGCGGCGCCGCTACCGATGCCGAGCAGGAACTCGGCCGTCGCCCGCTGGTGCGGGAACATCTCGGGGTGCAGCTCCGGGATCCGGTCAAGCCCGCGGCGCGGCGGGACGACGGCCTTGCGGGCGAGGAAGGCGCCATAGGTGTCGGCGAGGATCGTCTCCCGCGTCAGCGCTTCCATCGCGCTACTCCGCCCCGCCCGGCGCGATCAGGTCGAACAGCGTGGCCAGCACGCCGGCGCCGCTGCCGTCCGGGTTGCGCAGGAAGGCGCCGCGCAAGGTCTCCACCGGGCACCCGTGCTGCAGAGCCAAGCTGGCGGCGATGGCGGCGTCGCGGGTGGCGATCGACAGCGACGTCCCGGCCTTCCCGGAATCGAGGAACACCTCGCCGATACGGCCGTCCGGATGGAAGCCCAGCGTGGCGATATAGTCGAAGCCGGCGTGCTCGAAGGAGATCGTCTCCGACTCCCGGCGCTTCGGCAGGACCTCGCGCTCGGTCATTGGTCGCACCCCTTCCCGACCGTGGCGCCGCCGTCGCCCGGGTTGGTGAACTTGCGCCAATGCACCCACCCGCGAGGGCAGTGGAAGCCCCAGCTGCGGACGTTCGGGCCGGTCAGGAAGATCGTGGTGCAGGGACGGCCGGCGATCAGCTCGACGCGATGCGCAGTCTTCGGCCCGCGGAGCTTCAGGTCTCCCGCGCGCCGCTCGATCCGGACATGGATGCCGCCTGCACGGATGGTTTCCTCGATATAGCCGCCCTCGACGAGGATCGACAGGTTCACCCAGGGATGGTCATGCAAGGCGCGGTCGTCGTCGGACCGAAAGAAGTGGTGCAGGTAGACGTTGAACCAGCGGTTCCGCGGGACGAACCACCACCGCAGCATGTAGGGATCGGCTGTGCCGCCGATCACGGCGTCGGGCGCTCGGCGCGCCGTCACGCGAGAGGCGGCGCGGACGAGAGCCCGCCTGGCGAAATCCGGCAATCTCATGCGGCCTCCTTCGCGGGCGCGGGCTGCGCCGCCAGCAGTTCACGCAACTGGTCCAGGACGGCGGTGACGGTGCGCATGCCGAAGCCGACGCGGCTGGCGATGGTGGCGGCGTCGTGCCCCTCGGCAGCGAGGCGGGCGATGCGGAGGATCTGCGACGCGCTCATCGGCCGTCCCCCGCCTTCGCCACCAGCTCGGCGCGAAAGCTGGCGAGCGACGCCATGACCCGATCGAGCTTGCCGATCAGCACCCCTGCCTCCTCGCCGTCGATCTGGCCGTCATCGGCCAGTTCCTTGGCATAGGCGGCGATCAGCCCGGCGGACCGGTCGGCATAGGCCGCGAAGTCGCGCGGGACGTCGCCGTCAACATCGGCATCGCCCAGGGGCAGCAGCGCGCACCCGGCCTCCGCGGCCAGGAACGCCGTCACGATCGGCTCGGCCGCCGCCTGCTCCAGCGTGCGGACCTGATCGGCGCTGAGATGGCTGTCCGCCTCCGCCGGGTCGGTGATGCGGTAGATCTGCGTCCGGCTTCGGCTCACCAGGTCGGCCGCGCGCTCGACCCCGACAGCCTTGATCAGCCGGTCCTCGGCCTCCTTCAGCGTCCCGGCCGGGCGCGCCTTGAAATAGTGGGATTTTCGAGCCGTCATTCCCGTGGCGCTCCGTTGGGCTCCGGCGCATCGTCGGCGCCATGGTTGAGCGACCATCCGAACGGCCCGAACAGCCGCCAGATGCTGGAGTTCCTGAGAAGGTCCTCCGATTTGCCCACGCCCTGCGTCTTGATCAGGACGAGGTGTCCGCGCTGGTCGCGGCAGGCGCCGCGGTCTCGGCAGGTCGCCCTGTCGGGGCAGACGAGGCACACCATCGTCAGGCCCTGGGCGCCGCGCAGCGGCGCAGTGCGATCTTGATCCGGTTCCGCAGCTGCTCGCGTTTGCAGGCCTGCGCCAAGAGCACGAAGGCGAGGAACGGGATGCCGAGGACGATCGCCACCAGCAGCCACAACAGCAGGGCGAAGGCGAGGATGCTCCAGGCAAGTGCCCTGGCGCCGAGAGAGACGAGATGGATCATGCGGCGTCCTCCGACACGTTGTCGGACCACCGCGGCAGCTGCTCCGGCGGGTCGACGCCCTCCGGCCAGGCCAAGCCCTTCGGCCAATTCAGGTCGAACCAGCGCTTCACCCGCAGCAGGTTGTCGACGGTGCATCCCTTCCCGGCCTTCAGCCGCTCGAAGAAGATGCCGTTGTTGAGGACCAGGGTGCTGACCCTGGCCTCCGACCGGCCCGTCGCGACGCAATACGCCGAAACGAGGGCGAGGAGCTGTTGGCGGTAGTCCATGCGGATGATGCTTGCGGCACTTCTACCGCATTGTCAACGGCATTTCTACCGCACGACACTTACACGAATTCGCGGTATTTTTACCGCATGCTGGAAGATGACTCCTTGACCGAACTTCTCCGCCGGATCGACAGCCTGCTTGCCGCGCGCAGTCTCAGCGACCGCAAGGCCTCGATGCTGGCCACTGGCAACCGGTCGCCGGATCTGATCCGCAATGTCCGCCGGGGCTTCGCGCCGAAGACGGACAGCCTAGTCGCCCTCGCGGGCGTGCTGCAGACGACACCCGACTACCTGATCCAGGCCCTTAGCCCTGGCGCCACCCCGACCGCAGCGCAGCGCGCCTTAACCCGGTCGCTGCGTGGCGTCAGGGTGGTCGGTCATGTCCAGGCGGGAGATTGGCGCGAGGCCTTCGAATGGCCTGCAGCGGAGTGGTACGGCATCACCATGGTCGATGATGGCCGATACGCCGGCGTCGAGCGCGCTGCCCTAGAGGTCCGCGGCGACTCGATGGACCAACTCTATCCCGATGGCTCCATCGTCGTCATCGTCCGCTTCGGCGACATCGGCCGAGGGCCGAAGTCGGGGGAGCGCGTCGTCACCATCCGCCGGAACGATCAGGGCCTGTACGAGGCCACGCTGAAGGAGTTCCAGGAGGATCCGCAGGGCCGGCAATGGCTGATGCCGCGTTCCCTTAACCCGGAACACCGTCCCTTCCTGCTCACCTCGGGCGACACCACCGCCGACGTCCCATCCGGCGCCATGCCGCTCGTCGCCCATGCACGCAGCTTCGATGATGGCAGCGAACCGGACATCGTCCTGTTCGGCCTGGTGGTGCAGAGCACCCGGCTGGAATAGCCCGGTCAGAGATCGCAGGGCGCCGGGTCTCGCGGCCCAGCTCTGATCACCGCGACGACGCCTTACCCAGGGATCCGCCGATACCAGGTCGACAAGGCCGGAGGCCGTCAAGCCACTCGCCAGAATCATGTGCAGCCGAATGGGTCGCCGCGTCATGTGCGGTGGTTGTGCCTGATTGGCCATGGCGATAAATGCGGCAGTAATACCGCATTTCCCTATTGACACGGCATTTCTACCGCACTTATCGTCATCCCCGTTGCACGTCTGCAACGTCGAGAACCTCCCATCACTCCCGGGGCGCAATCGCCCCGGGACATTTTCCCGGAGGAGAGGGTGACGAAGATTTCCAGAGCCATTCCGGTCGCCGCGGCTCGCACAGTGCCGATCGACGCCGATGCCGCCGAGACGCTGATGCGAGCGACGGCATCGCTCGCCAATGCCGCAGGCGACGCTCTCGCCGCCACAACACGGCGCGATCCCGTGTTCCAGCGTCTCAGCTCCGCCGTTGCCGAGGCCACGACCGCGCGCTCCCATTTCGAGGACGCGCTCGCCGCCGCCAGCCCACCGGTCCAGGTCCCGGAAGTGCGCAGCGAGGATGCCAGCCTGTCGATCGAGACGCCGAAATGAGCATCCGCGTCGACGTCTACTGCCCCGCGATCCAGCACCCCGACAACGTCTATGTACTCGGCGCCTATCTCTCGGACATCATTCCGGGGGACGACGATCGGACGCCGGTCGCAGCCGAGCTTGCCGAGTTCGGCTGCTCGACCATCGGCGGCGGGGCCGCGCCGAGCTTCCTGCTGATCAAGACGGATGCTCCGGCGGCGACCGAGCCCGCCATCGGGCTGCGGGCCGCCCTTGAAGGCGCGGTCAAGACCTTCCTGATGGATCCGGTGAAGCAGGCCACCGGCATTCGCCGGTCCCGCCTCCGCGCCTATGCCGCGCTGATCGCCCACGACCACAGCTGATCGACCGAGGTTGGCGGCCGGGCCCGGCCGCGCCGTAGGGGTGGCACGGCCCGCGAGGCTTCCATCCCGACACGGCAGGAAAGGCGAATGCCAGGGCCACCCTCGCCCCCTTACCCGGATCCTCCCCCGGGTGGGGGTCGAGGCGTCAGAGGGGCCGGCCGGCACCAAGGTCGGGTCGACTGCACAGCGACAGGCAAGACCGGCGCACCAGCGCCACAGGCCCGCCCCTCGCCTTTCACTCTCGAAGGAGGAGCGGCGGCATGCGCGCCCCGAACATCACCATGGACGATCTCGAACGCCAGTTCGACGGCCCGATCCCGCGGGACCTGCTGCGCCTAGCGAAGGCGGCGCCGAAGCGGGTGCTTGCCGTCGCCCGGACGCGGCTGAACATCCGGCACAAGGCCAAGGTCCTGCAGCAGCGCATGGCCGATGTCGTCGTCGAGGTCCACCAGGACCGCGGCGGCGAGGTCGCCGAGGCCGACCTGCTGCTCGCCGGCTTCACGCCCGAGGAGATCGCGACCCACCGCGGCGCCGCCATGCAGCAGGTCCGCGGACGGCTTCGCCAGGACCGGGAGGGCGCGTGACGTGGGCGACGTCGTTCTGTTCCTAAAGCCCGCGGCCTGCGGCAAGACCGAGAGCTTGCTGCGCCAAATCAAGGTTCCGAAGGCCTCGCCCTGCAAGCTTCAGTCGTCGCTGCCGGCCGATGGCTTCGCCGAAGGCGACGAGGTCGAGGACAGCCAGACCGGGCGCCGCGGCGTCGTCACCGGCCGGTCCTGGATCGTCAACGGCGACCGGCCGACCCGGCCCGTCCGCTACACCATCCGCTTCGACGGCGAGGCCGAGCCACAGCTCGTCGTCGCCTGCCGGCTCCGCCCAGCGCCGCCGAAGCCGGCCAAGCCGGCATCGCCGATCGAGGGCACCAAGACCCTTTTCGCCCGCAACCTGCGCCGGATCTGCTGGCCGCCGCGGGTCCCCGACACCGAACCGCCGCCGAGCGCGGCCTGACCAGGAGGACTCATGTCCATTTCCATCCCTGCCCGTGACTTCGTCGGCGCCGTCTTCCGCGCCGAGCTGGCGATCGACCGCCGTTCGCCGATCCCGGCCCTCGAATGCATCCGGATTCTCCGGTCGCCCGAAGGCCGGATGATCGTGTCCGGCAGCAACACCGACATCCGCGTCGACGCCACGATCTCGGCCGAGGTCAACGGCAGCCACTTCGACACCCTCTTGATGGCACCGAAGGCGCTGGCACGCGCCATCAGCGCGACGAAGGCCGAGACGGTCGAGATCATGATCCCCAACCCGAAGCCGTCGGAGAGCGACCCGGCGGACCGGAAGAAGGTGCCGGGAGCCACGGAGATCACCGGCAATGCCGGCATCGCTTGCGGCGACTTCGCCTTCGATGTCCCGATGGTGGCGCCAGAGGATTGGAGCGCGGTCGAGCGGTCGGACGTGACCAGCTTCACCGGCACCATTGGTGCCGATGCCATCGCCGCCATCGCGCGAGCCGCCGGCGTCGCCTCTACGGAGGAGACCCGCTATTACCTGCAGGGCGTATATCTCGCCCCGGGCGAGGGGCCCTGGGGCTTCCGCGCGGTCGCGACCGACGGGCACCGGCTGATCCGGGCCGACTTCACCATGCCTGACGCACAGGGCGACCTTGCAACGATCGGCCCGAAAGGTGGCGTGATCGTGCCGGCCCCTGCCGTCCGCACGCTTCTCGCCCTGGCGAAGCAGCTGAAGGACGAGCCGATCCGTTTCGCCATCACCAAGCCGCGCCTGTCGAATGAGCCGCCGAAGGAGATCGACAAGGATCCGCAGGACCTGGTCGAGTTCCGCATCGGCGACGTCCGCCTCCTCGCCCGAGCGATCGACGGCGAGTATCCGGACTACAACAGGGTCATCCCTAGCCCGACCAGCTTCGCCACCTTTCTGATCGCGGACCTACGCCAAGCCGTCACCGCGATTGGCGCCTCGACGGTCTATGAGGACCGCGCGCTGGCCATGACGCTGCGGGACGGCATCGCCGAGCTGACCTGCCGCTGGGCCACCTTCGGAACCGCCAAGGCAAAGGCTCTTTACGAGGGCGACATCGCCATCAAGTTCGCCTTCAACGTCCACTATCTGCTGGCGATGCTCGATGTGTTCCGAGGGCATGAGAGGATCCGTCTCGGCATCACGCCCGATGGCGGCCCGATCACCTTCGACTCGCCGACCGACACCGATTGCCTCGGCGTCCTCATGCCGATGAGGGCCTGACCATGGCCGAAGCTGGAGGCATCGCCGCCGATCGCCTGAAGTCCTTCGTCGAGCGCATCGAACGCCTCGAGGAGGAGAAGGCCGGCATCACCGGCGACATCGCGGACGTCTACGCCGAAGCCAAGGGCACCGGCTTCGACGCCAAGATCATCCGCCAGATCATCCGCCTGCGGAAGCTGGAGCGGGATGACCGCCGCGAGCAGGAGGAACTGCTCGACCTCTACAAGCAGGCCTTGGGGATGCTGGAGTGACCGCCCCCCTGCCCTGCACCTGCACGCATGACGGCCGCCGGCGGGATGCCGACGGCCTCTGCTTCACCTGCGGCGGCACGGTCCCGGCCGAGGGCCGCGCGGTCTCCCTGGCCACGCCAGGCCGAGGCTCCAGCGCCTTCCGCCGCCGCTTCGTCAACCGCGACCCCGGCGCCGAGCTGTGGCTCGCCATCGCCCCGCCGGCTGGAGACCCGACATGACCGAAGCAACCGGAAGCGCCTACCTGTCGACGCTGCGCGAGAGCGCAAGCCGGGACGACCTGCTGCGCGAGATCGAACGGCATCTGGAGGAGAAGGCAGCTCTGCGGGCCGAGACACTGGAAGCCTTCATCACCGACCTGATGCACTTCCAGCTCGACACCTTCGGTCCGATCCAGACCATCGCCGGCGTCCTCGATCACGTCGAGAAGGAGATTCGGGAGGAGATCAGGCCCGATCCGACCGACAACCGGGAATGGCTTGGCCTCATGAACCTATCCGTCTCGGCACAGCGCATCAACGGCGCCACGCCGAGCGAAGTGGTGAAGGGCTGGACCGATCTCCTCGCTGCGCTGAAGCTGCGCTCCTGGCCCAACTGGCGCACGGCCGACCCCGATAAGGCGATCGAGCATCACCGCAACAGGAGCGCCGCGCAGCCGGCGGCGGCGGGCGATCCCTTCGTGTTCGTCTACATCAACTACAAGGGTGAGATCGGGGAGCGGAGAGCCATCCCATTGTCAGTCCGTTTCGGCTCGACCGAGTTCCATCCGGAGCCCCAATGGCTGTTGCGCGCCTTCGACGTAGACAAGAAGGCCGAACGCGATTTTGCCATGAAGGACATGCTGGTGGCCGCCCCGCCGCCGCCGCGGTCGTGTCCGGCGTTGCCGGCAGCGGGGTGAGATGCCGATCCGCCCGGAGGAGAAGGATCGCTACCCGTCCGACTGGCCAGAGATCAGCCAGCGGGCGCGGGAGCGTGCCGGCGACCGCTGCCAGGACTGCGGCGTCGAGAACCGCGCTTGGGGGTATCGGGATGAGGCAGGAACCTTCCACCCGTTGCGGAAGGCGACCCTGCAGGCGGCCGGCTACAAGCGGCCGCCCTTCGACGTGCCGACGGTCGACGGCCGGACGGTGCGGGTGATCGAGATCGTACTCACCGTCTCGCACCTGAACCACACCCCCGAGGACGTCCGGGACGAGAACCTGCGGGCGCTCTGTCAGCGCTGCCACCTGACCTACGACAAGCACCACCACGCCAGCACCCGGCGCTCGCGCCTGGCGCTCGGCGACCTGTTCGAGGCCATCGCACCATGATCCACCTGTCCGACCGCCGGCGGGTCGAACTCGCCCTTCCGCCGGCGATGCTGGCGCGGATCTGCGCTACCCTGGCGACGCATCCGGAGACCCCGAAGGAGATGATCGCGGAGATCAAGCGCGAGTTCGACACCGCCCAGCTGATGCCCTTCGTCGACATGCACAGCAGCCGGCAGAAGGCGCTCCTCCTCCGCACCCTCCAGGCCCGCGCCGCTGCGCTCGACTGGATGGAGAACCGGACGATCGCGACGGCCTATGTCGCCGTCGTGCGCTGGCTGCAGGGCGTGACCGAGGCCGGGATCCTGTCGATCGCCGAAGACGCGCCTTTCTTGGGCGCAGCAGAGCGGCTGCTCGCGGAGATCCAGGCCCGGCCGGAGAACGTCGAGCTGCTGGCCGAGGTCGACCGCAGCGCGACGAAGGCCGCGCGCCGGATCCATGAGGTCCTGCTCGGCCACGGCTACTATACCGACCACGCCAACCCCTTCGCCGAGAAGGCCGCGGCATGATGGCAAATGCGAGACTTCGGCCCGGCTACTACGGCCACCAGCCCGCCCCGCCGATCGTGGAGGAGGAGCCGCAGCCGGTCGAGGGCGCCGATGCCATCGCGGCCGTCGTCCACCTGAAGGTCAAGCAGGTCTACAACATGGTGGAGGCGGCCCGGAAAGGCCGCCTGCAGGGCGCCGACGCACTGCCGGTCCGGAAGGTGCCCGGTGTCGGGCTTGTCGGAGACCGCCGCGATCTGCGACGGTGGTATGATCGCGTCATCCGCGGGCTGCCCCGCGGCGCGCAGGAAAGGTAGATGGCATGGCGTCGATCAGCCGGCGCAATTGGAAGACGCCGGCCGGCGAGGCCCGCAGCGGCTATCATGTCGACTGGCGCGACGCCAACGGCCGCCGGCGGCGGAAGCAGTTCAGCGGCCCCGGCGCGCTGAAGGCGGCGAAGGCGTATAGGACCAAGGTCGAGGCGGCGCCGGAGCCGCCGGCGGACCAGCCGACGGCCGACGCCGCCCCCGTGATCATCACCGTCAAGGATGCCTGCGACGCCTGGATCGTCTCGGTGAAGGCGAGAGGCCGCAGCGAGTCGACCTGGATCAAGTACGAACAGCACCGCGACAACCATATCGTCCCCGCCATGATCAAGCGCGGGGCCGACCTGGTGCAGTTCGGAAAGTTGCCAGTGCGCAGCATCACCGGCCCGGACAGCGAGGCCCTGAAGGAGGCGCTGATCGCCGGGCTGTCCGGCGACATGGCGCGCCGGGTCATGGCATCGGCGCGCATGATGCTGGCGCAGACGGCGCGCAGCGGCGCCATCGCCGTCAGCCCGGCGCGGGAGACCCGCGTCGTCGTCTCGGGGCGGAAGCGCCGCCGGGTCGCGATCCCGGAAAAGCCCGAGATCCGGAACCTGCTGAAGGCGGCCGCGACGGAACAGCCGGCGCCGCCGACCTTTACCGAGATGTGGGTGAACCTCGGCATCTTCGGGGGGCCGCGGCCGTCCGAGCTGCGTGGCTTGGCAATCGAGGATCTGACCCTGTCCGGCCGCAACCCCGGCGCGGTCATCCGGCGCAAGGCCGACGAGCGCGGCATGCTCGGCTCCACCAAGACCGAGAACGGCGATCGCTACATCACCTTCGGCCCGGCCCTGGTGGCGCTGATCAAGCGGTGGTTGCTGACCGTGCCGCGGTCCGCCGCCCTGCCGGATCCAGCTCGGCCGGGGAAGACGATCCATCTGCTGCTGCCGACGTCGCTGGGGACGGTGCAGACGCATGCGAATGTGACGAACCGGATGTGGGTGCCGCTGTGCCAGGCGGCGGGGCTGACGCGCGTGGCGAAGTCCAAGGCGGGCGAGAAGATCCTCCGCCCGCTCTATCCGCTCAACAGCCTGCGCCATATCCATGCGTCGCTGCTGATCGAACAGGCGATGATGCCGAAGCAGGTGCAGACCCGCATGGGCCACGCCAACATCCAGATCACCTATGACCTGTACGGCCACCTGTTCGATCAGCGTGACGCCGATCGCCGCATCGGCATCACGCTCGAGCGCGACCTGCTGCGCTGA